TTGATAATGTATGACTTGTTCCAGATAATGTAATTGAACCTACACCACTTATGGCTCTATCTATTATTTCTAAGTTATTATTTGTAGTATTTCCCCAAGTACCAGATTGCTCACCAGCACCTATTTTTTCTATTCCTAAGTTTGATGTATATGTACTTGCCATGCTTACCTCACTAATTCTGTGTATGTTTCTGTGCCACTAGGCGTAATCTCTGTCCATGTTTCTGTGCCACTTGGTGTTATTTCTGTGTATGTTTCTGTTGTGGCATCTGTTACAACATCTACAAACATTATATCTCCAGATGTTGTTTTTGTAAAATTCAAATCTATAGACGAAGATCCAAAACGATCTAAACCAGCAATAGCTGTTTGTGTAAACGCACTACTCATAGTTATATCAGTAAAGTTTACTATTTTAATATCTTCCGTGGTTTGTGTAAAATTAGAAATAATTTCTGCATTCACACCACCAGTTATAAATATTCCTGCCGTACTTTGTGTAAAATTACCACTTAATAAGGAGACACCTACAAGTGTTCCAGACCCTATACTAGAGCTTGAGGCGAGAGCGTTCATCTCTGCTGTTGCTACTTGTAATACGCCACCTACATCAGCGATTGCAGTTTCAGCTATAGCAGCATGACCCAACATTAATCAGCATCCTCTATTGTATGACTATTGGTTAGGACTTCACCCATCTTTGCTAATTCTGCTGCTTTGGTCATTATAAATCCTTCGGCTTATCTGGAAACTTAAAATCTTTATCGTTTAATGATTTAAAAGTTTTAGTTATATCTCTTAATTCTTGTCTGTATGTTAACCAAACATCCTTTAAACTTTGTGGCACATCAGTTCCTGCAACCCAATCTGTTTCTTTAAGTAATTCATTACGCTTTGCTCTAAGCTCATTTAACAAACCTGTTGCATGACATTCTTCAGCCTCTTTTTGTGTCATACCTAAAACAGTTTTTAAAGAGTCTCCAAATTTCATTTCTTCAGTTTTATCGTCTATGCCAAGAATAACAGGATTTTCTGGACTGTAGGTATATTCTATATTTTTGTAAGTGTACTTATACATTTATCACCTTAATATGTTGTCATTTTATAATACCAGTCTGCTGGTTGATATGATTCTGCACTGCCAAATAGTTGCATTTGCACATACATAATATTTCCTGTACTTGCTATGTGTCTAAATTCAAAATAATGAGCAGATTCGGTAGAATCCCAACCATGACTGTTAAACTCGAAATGACTGCTAGTGTTTCCTTGGTTTTCTGGATTAGTTATAACATTATTATAATTAGATCCACTGTTTTGATTATGTGTAAATCTATAGAGTCTAAATCCACTAGCATTATCATGAGAGAAAACAGAGCCGATAGTAATTTGTCCACTCGCCCATAAGGAAGTAGCCGCATAATACAACCTAACTGCTAAATTGCTAGTACCATTAGGAAAGGCTACACGAAAAGGTAAATTAAAATTTGAACTTAGACTAGATTTATTTGTTACTGGATATTGTGTAGAACTTGCTGAACCAGGATGTGTCTCTTGATCATTAGAGGCTGAGAATAAATGACCTCTTACATCTAAATCAGCAATTGGACTAGTAGTGCCAATACCAACTCTTCCGCCCTCTGACATATCTATAGTCATAGCAGTTATTTCAGAATTATTATCAACTCCTCTAAACTTAATATCACTATCATTTTTCATAGCTTTAACTACAAAAGATGAGGTAGTAGTTGATGTATCTCTCTGAAATAAACCCCAATCTGTACCACCATCTTGTAATTTTATATCTCGTGAGTCTGCATCAAGTATAATATCTCCACCTACATCAACAGAGAAGTCACCACTACCTGATAAGTCAATCTCTGTACCATCAATAGTAATATTGTCTATTGATAATGATCCACCAGTAATAGCACCAGTAGTTGTAATCGTGCTTGAACCAACATCAATATTGCCAAAGCCACTTGTGATTGAGCCTGAATCTAAAGCTCCTACACTTACCAATGAAAATGTTCCAAATGTAACTATATCAACAACATCACCATTAGATAATGCAGAAGCAAATACAACAGAATTACCTGATGTAACAGTAACGTCTGTTCCGTTTACCATCTTTACACCATTAAGATATACATCAATAAACCCAGCATCATAAGCTAAAGTCTTACCACCAGTTTCTGTAAATCCAGTGCCTGATGCACCAGTTAGTGTTGTTGGTGTGCCAGTAATATTATATGTAAATCTTTCTGATGTGCCATTGACAGATGACCCAGCATTTTGAAAACCACTTGATCCAAAAACTTTTAATGTATTTGCAGCAGTATCGAAAACTAAATCGCCAACATCATTATCAGACCCTGGCACACCTGATTGTACTCTATATCTTTCAGCAAAACTATTTACACCTGATAAGTTTGATGCAACAGTATTTACATTTGCTATTGATCCACCAACATTATTAACATTAGTTATTGCACCTGCTACTGTATTTATATTGCTTTCATTACTTACTACTGAGTTTATATTAGTAGCATTGCTTACAGCAGAATTAATATTAGTAGCATTACTAACTGCGGCATTAATATTAGTAGCATTAGATACAGCATCATTTATATTACTTGCGTTTCCTGCTACGGAGGTTACGTTACTTGCGATACCTGCAACAGTAGTTACATTAGCTTTGATTCCCTCTACTGCATTTAGATCAGATACAAAATCTGATGTAGCTAATAAATCTAAATCAGCAATTATTGCAGTAGT